TTTCATCTTTACGATTAAATTTTTTAGTAATAGCTTCTAATTTTCCGGTTACCTTGTCTCCTTCATTTTTTAATGTTTTAGACATTAAACCTGCAGAGCCAAAATATTCTTTTATTTTACTTAGTTTGCCTGCTACCGCTTGACCAAAGGTACCTCCTTTAGTATTAAAAAAAGCCCATTGTCCTGGATCTGGTATATCTAATTTATTATAAATAGTTTGTTTAGCTTTGTCTTTTTTCTTACCTAGTGTAGTTACACCTTTGGTTAAAAAAGTGCCTTCTTTACCTGTACCCGCTATTACTTTAGTTAAAGGATTTAAAATTTTGCTATCTAGTTGTCTAAATACAGCGCTACCTGCTGGATCAATTACTTTATTGTAGACAGGTCCTAAAAGTTTTTTACCCACTGCGCCTGCGACAGGTAACATTGCAACGCCTCCACCAATTACCGCACCCTCAGCTCCAAACTTTAATTTTTGTTTCATTTTTTCTACGGCTAATTCTTTACCTGTAGCTGATGCAAGATCCGGTGTTTCCGTTATACCAAGCATGTCAGACAAGACAACGTTCTTAGTTGGTACACTAACTGCAATATCCGTTGCTCCACCTAACGCTCCCCAGTAACCTGCTCTTCGTGCAATCTCTACACCTTTGGCTCCAACGGTTGGAAGACTTGAAAGCGCTGTAGTTTGTCCTGCTTTTTGTAAAAGAGGAATTGCTCTACCTATTTTAGATGCAACACCTAAAGGTACACCAAATTGAGTTATGGTTTGAACGATTTGTCCAAGACCTGTTTTAGCTTCTAAATTTAAAATAGGAGCGGCATCAAAAAAAGCATCTATCTTTCCTGTAAGATCTTTGTCGGTTAGCATATCAAAAGGTAGTACCCCTAATGTAACCAAACCTTGTAAGGCATCGCTAATACCACCTATAGGTGCTCTAAATATATCTAAAGCATAATCACCAATAGTTGTTTCACCTTGAGCGGCTGTTGCAACATCTTGTGATTCTGAAAACACTGGAATTTGAGATAGCTCTTTCCAATCCATGGAATCCTCCTATGCCAATACCGATGGTGGTAATATTAAATTAACTCCGTACTTGGTATTAAATCGACTGACATCTTGTTGATTATTTAAATAATAAAAATCTTGTAAAGCCTCTTTGCTGTTAGCTAATAGCTGTACAATGTCGTCTGTTATTTCTTTTGGTAATCTATTTCTTAATGTAGAAAAATCCATAACAGGTACTTCTTGCATAGGGTCTACATTTTCTGCAGCAGTTACTTCTGTTGCTTCAATTTTTTCTTCTCCTGTAGGAGTAACAATACTTTCATCTACTACACTTATATCAGTCTCCCCTGTTTCTGGAGTACCAATTGCTCTTTTGACTCTGCCACCATCTTGTAAATATTCTCTAAGATTATAAAGATCTATTAATTTTTCTGCTCCTGCCGCACTTAAGGATTTTGCCAATAAAGTTAATTCAGCTTTTGCTTGATCTACCTTTTCTTTAGCTCCTTTTAAATTTAAATTTTTTGAATATCTTGCAATGTCTGCCTGTAATTGTCCTACTCTTGTTGCACCACCTGCTGTTCTAAACTCTGCTGCACCTATTTCTACGTTAGCATCAGCGGGAGCTATTGTTCTCGGTTTGTAAACTACTTCAATAGCCTCAAGTTCTAATTCTCTTTGTGGTCTTTTATCTCCTGCTTGTCTCTTTAAATTTACGTATGTTTCAACTTGTTTTTGTTTGTCATTCTTTTTACCGTTCGCTAACTCCGTAGCTTTGTAATTTTTATATGCAGTTAAGATTATGGCCTTGTCTTGTTTTCTTTCTTCTGCTTTATATTTAAGAGCTTCATTAGCACCTACTTCTAATTTATCTGCAATTGTTCCAGGTGTTTTAACAGCTTTGGCAAGTAGTAAAGCTTTTTCACCTTTGCTCATTCCAGTGTTTTTTAATAAGTCTTTAAGAATATCTACTTCATCACTAATTGCATCTTTCATAGAAAGTTCACTTGTTAAAATATCTTCTTTGTTTGTACCTGTACCTGTACCTGTACCTGTAGCTGTTGAAGTTTCTTTTACATCGTAAGATACTCCACGTCCTGGTCTTATTACACCAGTTACTGCTGTATCTTTTAAATCATCAGAGTCCGATGTTATTTTAATGTCTTCACCTTCTTCAACAACCTTTGGGCCTGTATTAGTCATAAAAGTAGTGCCACCGTCGTTTTGTGCACCTAAGTCCATAAACTCAAAACCTGTTCTATTAGAAAAGAAAGGTGAGTCTGGTTTTAAAAAAGGGGAAACAAAATTAGGATCTGTGTATCTTGGTCCTAATACTAATTCAGCAAGACCACTAGGTTTATTGCTTGCTCTATCGGCTCTTACTTTTTCCATATACTTTTGATAACCTGTATTATCTCCTTGGCCTACACCAAAATTAGGAAAACCCATATTAGCTTTTACTCTAGGAGTTAGTTGTCCTATACCCGTTGATCCGCCTCTTCTAAATGATGGTCTTTTAAAATACATTATTATCCTCCAAAAATACTTCCCAAACCATAAGCATTTAATCCTGCTGATAGAGCTTGTGATAATGGTCCAACTGTTCCAGCACCACCTGTAGATTGACTAGTAGTTGTTAGTGGTGATCCGCTTGCTTGACTAGCTATCCCTGATCCGAAAGCTTGGATTCTATTTAAAGGTTCATTGTATGCTAATTGATTTTGCTGCTGTTGAGCATCTACTATAGCTTGTTGGTAAGCCAAGTTCCCTGTACCAGCTGCACCTAATTGTTGTACACCACTTGCAGCGAGTGATGGTTGTAATGATGCTAAATTTCTTTGTTGATCGAAACCCTGATTAGCTAATGCGTTTGCTTGAGTAAATCCTTGACCTAATAATCTTGCTTGTAATAAAGCTCTATTTTGTGCTGCATCCGATGCATACTGAGCTTGGGCTATACCTTCTCTACCGCCACCAAAAGCTCCAGCATTAATAGCGTTCGCTGCAAGTTGTGGTACGCCCATTGCAGTTTGAGTGTCAAATTCTTGTAGTGTTGTATCAATTACCTGTTGTTGATAAGGTGACATAAAAGATTGGAAAGCTTGTGGGCCTGAATAAGCTGCTGCTTGATCTAAGAAGGGTTGGTATCCTGCAACACCTGTACCTTGACCTACACCGGTTACTGCACCAAACGCATCAAAATTTAATTGACCTAAGCCTGCTTGAGAGGCTGCTTGTTGTTGTGCTGCTTGAGTTAAAACGTTTTGTCCTGCAATCTGTGGTCCAAGAGCCGATAACGTTGGTACACCGGCAGAGCCTGGAGCTCTACCAACTTGTTTTGTTAATAAATCTATATAGTTTTCTTGTGCTGCTTCTATTGCAGGGGATCGTCTTACTGTTTGTGTATAATCTGTTGCTGCCATTATGCTTTACCTACTTTTTCTGCTTGTTTCATTGTGTTGTATAATTTCTTAGATCCTTCTTCAACGCTGCCATTACCTATACCACGTACAGCATCAGCAGTCATTACAAATTCATTCTTACTCAACATAGCGGGTACATCATCGGCTCTTTCTTTAATACCAACTGGTACAAAACCACCTTCGTCTCTGTAGTCTCTCTCCGTTACACCTGCATTATTTTTTCTTATTTCTCCTGTTGGTACATCACTTATACCACCCACTGATTTAAATGTTTTACCTGTTAGTTGGAATATCTCTGCTTCAATGTCAGACACATCTTCACCTTTACCTACTAACTCATCTCTTAAAATTAATAGTTCTGATACTCTGTTAGCACCACCTTTGTAACCTATTCTTCCGCCGTCTTTTTTACCAAGACCCATAATAGCAATTTCTTTTAATACTGCTGCATCTTCTGCATATCTATCTGGATTATTTAAAATTCTATAAAGGTTAGGCATTGTGTAAGATCGATCTGATCCACCAGCACCACCTAATCTTCTAAACAAATATGATTTTTCGGCAGAGCTAAATGTAATACCCGCCATTAAATCATTTTCTTCTTCGTCATCTCCTGCTTCAACGTCAATAGTCATGATACCTACTTCTGCATCTTCTGGTTCAGAACCAAACTTTAATCCTATTCTTCCGCCTTGGGCTTTTTCTTCTACTTTAGAATTTTTAATAGAGTCAATTTCTTCTTGTGTTGCATTGGTTATAGACATAATAAGACTTTCATCTGCATTTCTTGAAAGCATATCTTTTATCATAGAAATTTTTTTGTTGGCTCCTTCGTCAAATCCTATTCTGCCACCATCTTTTTTACCACCAAAGAAGTTAGTTAAGTAACCTGCGTACTCTTCTTTTTTCTCTGCTTTAGTTGCTTCATCATACTCTTCTGGAGTTATCTCTACTCCAGCGTCCGCTGCTAATGCTTGAGCTTCTGCGTATGATCCAGCGAATGCTACTGCTCCCATTACTGCTGCTTTGTCAATCATGGTTCCGCCTTCACCATCTGGTTTTGTAAACATAGCTTTACCAAATTTTTTAGCTCCATCTCCAATTGTTTGAGCAACTTTACCGTAATCTTGATTACTTACTCCATCAAATAAATTTTTTAAAAACCCAGGCTCTTCGGCTACTACAGATTTATCTATTACTGTATTAACTACAGATCCCCTAGGAGATAAAGATACTTCACTCATTTGTTCTGCTAAATTATTAGGAGATAAAGATACTTCACTCATTTGTTCTGATAAAAGATTAGTAGGTTTTTGTTTAGGAATTATAGTATTATCTCCTACGCCTTGAACAGCATCAGCTCCTCGGTTCGAGAAGAATTTACCAAGACCAGTCTTACTACCTAAAGGAGAACTAAATCCTGATGTAAAACCTGCTGGTGTAAATGCACCACCTGATGCAAAAGGGTTGCCTTGGAATCCTGCACCACCTGCATATCGAGCCAACTGTCCACCACCGTAAGTTAATGCACCACTTTTTAATGCACCACTTAAACTACCAGTTTGGTCAAAGCTACCAATACCAGCCATAGCACCTGCAAGAGCAGGGTTAAATGGAGCTACAAAAGGAGCAGCTTTAACTGCTATATCTGCAACTTCATTAGGTATAACTTTTCTAACAAACTTTTTAATTGAGCTACCTATGCCAAAATTTTCTCTTGGTGTCACTTGCATAATGCCACCATTTGCTTGTAATTGTCTGTTCATTAAAGATCTAGATATCGCCATAATTTAAATATATTTATACTGTTAAGCAGGCGTAGAAATCCTGTAAATATTATACTTTATTTGATTTTTTTAGACTCGTCAACAGATTTGACAGGTCTTCCTGCTTGCCATAAATCATCTCTAAATCGACCTTTATAACAATACTCTCCAACGTGAGTTATAGGAGCATCTATGTAAGCGTACACCTTACCACCTATATCCGTCCATCTTTGACAGAATCCAAAGTCTTCTCCAAAATATCTTTTAGTTTTAGGGTCATGTAATGTGTCAAATAAATTGTACATATTATCTTTTTTAACCTCTTTACCATTAATATTAGTAGGCTGATATATTTCCAAATGAGGGTATTCTTTAATCATTTTTTCAAATACATTTCTTTTAATCAACATACATCCAGTTGGGGCATGAGTAAGCTCCATTAATCCTTTGTCCACGGTTATTGAATTAGGGTTCTCTACTTTAACAGGATAAGTAAAACCTGCTGTAGCCAAATCTTTTTCATTACTGATAGCATCTTCTTTAGTGTTAAGTCTTCGCCATATTTTATCCCAACTTAAAAGTTTCATAGGATAGGGTAAGCTAATTATGTCTTTATCAAACTCTAACATCTTAAAAATAGGCTCGTGATCAAAATCAATGTCAGAGTCTATAAACAATAAATGAGTATATTTATCTTCGTGATTTAAAAATTCTGCTACACATAAATTTCTACCTTGTGTAACTAACGATGATTTAAGTAATGTAAAACTACATTGTATTCCTTCTTTAGAACACGCCATTTGAAACTTTAACACAGCTTGACAGTAATGCATACTAACATCACTATGACAAGGAGTGCATACCATTATCTTGTGAGGTGAAGTACCTAAATTTATTTCTACCATTTTATTTTCTATTTTATTGGTTTTAATTGTTTGATAGGTATCATCATTTGCTGTTTCGGTTTTATCCACGTTAAACCATATGGGTTCATTTGGCTTTGGCATTAAGAGCTCCTTTTAAAAATGTTGTCCACGCAGATGCTTGTTTAGGCCAAGAATAATATATCTGAGTGTAATTAGCTTGAGTGGTTAAATGACTATGTATTTGTGGCTCGTGTAAAGTTTCTGCAGCGGCAGCAATACCATAGGCAAACTTTTCTGCTAATGCTTTGTAATTACTGTCATAAGGAATATACATTGGAAACTCTGCTCCTGTTTCAAACAAAGCTCCATAATCGGTTACAATACTATACAGTCCCGCAGACATTGCTTCTAATAAAGAAATACAAGAAGTCTCTTCAAAAATACTAGGATAAGCATACATATTATAATCCGGTAAATGTTCTCTAATGTATTCGTTGGGTTTATATCCAATGTAATTTACATTGGATAAAGACTCAGCTTGGTCATATAATGCTTTATAATTATAATCATTTTGTTCATGGAACTCTTTACCATATACCTCACATGAAGAATAAACATCTAATGTAATTAATGGGTTTTTAATTAATTGCATTGCACCAAGTAAAACAGATAATCCTCTCCAGGGTGTGTTCTGATGAATTATTCTAATAGGTTTACCTTTTTCATAATGTGGAGATTGTTTTATTTTTTCAACTCCATTTTTAATAACCACACATTTTTCAGTAGGGATACCAAACATCATTCTAAATTTTTCATAATTCCAATGAGAATTAAAAACATACCAATCATATTTGTGATGATTAGCTTTATTTTTAAACCACGGATATAAATTAGGTTGATCGTAAGAATTTTTTTGCCAAAGTACATTAAGTTTATTAGGATCTAAAGGTACTTTACCCGGTACGCTAGTACAAATTTGTACTTGATCTAATAAATTTTTATCTACGTATTGATGTAGAAAACCTAATTGTAATTCAGTTCCACCTTTAGGGCTTTGGTTTCTTATTTTCATTCATAACTTTCTGGAAAACATCCAATCCTTTCGGTGAGACGTGAACTGTAATATCTGTTACAATGTCAGGACCCTCTACTTTCTCTTTAGACGTTTCGCCTGTTTTTGTGTTTCTATAAATTGTTACCGTTGTGCAATCTATTTTATGTATATTATCCGTTTTCATTCTCTCTGTTTATAAGCGCATAACTAACTACTACTTTAAGTTTATTAGCAGTTTCTGCTTGAGCTTTTATAGCATCTCCTGCTTCTAAATTCAACCCTTGTTCTGTAGCGTTGACTGTGCTTGTAGCAGGTATGTCTTTTCTAAAAAATTCTACATCTGTACTAGCAGATGAATCTCGTAAGTCACAATTAACCAGTACGGCTCCGGTACTATTATTAGATACATATACAGATTTTATAATAGCTATAGCAGACGTAGATATCGTTAAAAGAGTTGTCATGGCCGTTCCGTCTAATATTTTGCTAGCGTTTTTATATTGTATTGTCATGATAAAAAGTAATTAAAAGCGTCTTGTTCGTTTTTTAAATCTTCTTGAAAAGAAAAATTAAGTTGTTGTTTCATAGTAGTCATAGACTCAATAATTTGTCTTTGATTTTCTACGTCATACTCTTGTGCAGGTTCAGGTATATAGTTAGTTAGTTTAGCCATTACGCTCTATTTATTTTTCTTAATGTCTTAGCAAACCTAGCTCTTTGACCTAATTTACCTTTTGCCTTAGCTGCTTTATTTAATTTATCTAAAGGTATCTTTTCACCTTTTTTAATATTTAAAGCTTTTCTTAAAGAACCTGGTTTTTTAATTGCTTTTTTAATATTTAATCTTTTAGTCATTATCTTCTCCCGTCTGGTTGTGCATCCATTCTAAAACTACCATAACGCCAAGTTTCACCCGCAGCATCGTTTTCAACTTTTAATGATAGTAATCTTCCTCTTGCTCTAGTGTCTACTTTATCAGTAGTGCTGGTTATTGTAAAGGGACCTAAAGGGGAACCTGTTTGAGTATCTGATGGATAATCGGATATAAATAAAGTTACTTTAGAATTACCTACTAAAAATTTATAGTCAGGCATAAATCTTCTCATAGACATAAATAATTCACCATCATCAATATCAAAATCTCCAGATCTTATAAAAGCATTAATTGAAGTTCTGCCCGAACTATTGACTTGATCTGTTCCTGTTTCATGAGCATAATACATACTTGCACCATATAAATTAGTAATTCCTAAAATACTTGAAAAAACAGGAGTACCTGTAGTTTCGTAATCGGTTGCGTAAGGGTTATTAAATACACCTTGATCTTGATAAGTGGTTCTATCAAGAGAAGAAGTGGTCCAAACATTTTCTTGGTAATTATATGTTACGCATCTATCAATTTGTTCCGATCCTGATTTTGGATAAAACCAATTTACTTCAGTATATAAAGAATTAGGAGAAGAAAAAACTACATCAGCGGAATCAAAATTAAGACCTAAGTTTCCATTTTGAGTAGTGAATACAAAGTCTTCAACTAAACATGGAAGAGCTTTTACTGTACCATCGTACATAAAAAACCCGCCTTCATTAGACATCCAATACACTGCGCCATTAACATAAGAAGCGGCGTGCTGTCCTATACAACCACAGTTAGTACCAACTTGTCTAACACTGAACGTAAAAGGTGGGCCTACAAATTGAATCGCATAAGCTGCAAGGTCTGTTAATACAAAAACATAATCTTTACCCTGTAAAGCTGCTCTTATTTGATTACCCGTATCTAATCTAAAAGTACCCGCAGTATTAGTAGCAGTAGGTAAATAAGTATTTAAATCTTCTTGGTTTGAGAATCTTACAAACATAGGATCTTGAGATGCAGAATTACCAATAGTTGTCTCAGTTCCAAAATGAAATAAGTGTCTATCTCTATCTGAAACTAATGTAAATCGAGTAGCTGTTGGATTGTTAGTGGTTGCAAATCCACTGGTAGAAGTAGAGGCTCTTACAGTTCTAGCATTAGACGCTCCAGCATCCCACGTAAAAGTTTTACCATCAAAAATAGTTGCAATTAATACTTCACCAAAATTATCAAGACTCCAGTTTCCTGGATCTAAAGTTACGCTACCTGTAGATCTTTCAGTGCCCCAAGTCTCATCTCCCCAAGAAGATGTTCCCCAACCATATCCTGCTGTCTGAATTGTTGGTCCAACTATAATATAAGGATTAACAGTTGCAGCTCCTGCTGCAGTCATGCCAGATCCTCCTTCATTTCTTACAGCTTGAACTGTAAACTTATCTACATCAGGAACAGTTAATATTTCATAAACTTTTTCTAATTCAGCTGTGGTATAGTCTGATGCGCCTGTAACAGTCACAGAAGACAAGGTTACATATCTTCCGACTTTTAGACCATGTGATCCTTTATTAACTTGTAATACATTTGATCCATTAACAGTTGTTAAGGTACATCCTGTTATAGCTGTATCTAAGGGAGTAATATCAAAAAAAGCATTACCATAATATAAAAATAAACCTTGAGAAGTTCCAATAGCAGCATAGCGTTCTCCTGCTAATGAAGTAAAAGAAATCTGTGCTCTAGCTGCGCCAGGTAAAGTTTCTTGAGCCACAGTAAGTTGTTCCCAACCTCCTATTTTTTCTGGCGCGGTATATCTAAAACGCACAAAATCTCCATCTACCCATTGTCCTGGAAGAGCGGAAGGTACGCTTTGTTTATTAAAACCAGCTGCAAAATTTACTTTTTTTAAGGCCATAATTGTACTATATATTAATTACTAATGCATGAAAAGAAAGAAATATATGCAGAAATAGACTTTAATCTATTAAAAAATTCTTTTAACAAAGAATGGTTAAATTTAGTGTCTGATATATATGTAGATCATGTAGGAGAATTATTTAATAACTATTTTAACGATCCAGGTTTATTTAAAGGAAGATGGGAAAAAGATAAAATTATTAAAGACGATGTTTTGTATTTTAATAAATTACTATACCCCCCAAATTACGCGATCTTAGACTATGTATTAAAAAATATTAATTTTTTTAAAGATAAAAATATAATAGACAATGGTTGTGGTTTTGGAATTTTATCTGTTTTTTTAGATAAGATTGGTATTAAGTGTTTTAATTATGATACCTTAGCTCATGGGGTTAAAATGGATTCATATAATAATTTTTTAAAAAAGATTAATAAAAAATTTAATAAGCAAATTAATTTAATAGAAACAGATTTTAAAGATAAAAAATTTGATGTTGTAATAAATTCTGGAGCCTCTTTAGATCACCCCAAACTTTTAAATTGCGGTTTATATTTATTGGATACAAAAAAAGAACCTGTATGTGCGGATATTAATTATAAACTAATTAAAAAATATAGACCTTTAGAAGTAAAGTCTAATTTTTAAAACATTCTGTTTGACAAAATATTAAACAATATGTTATATGTTATATTAAATGAAAGAAAAAATGAAAATTGAAGATGGAATAATGGTATTACACAATATCGTTGATAAAAAATTTTGTCAAATGGTAATAAATTATTCTAATAAAGTTTGTAAAGGTAAACTACCTACTGCTGGCGGCAGTCAAGATTATAGAAGAGTAAATGGACATATTTTAAGAGATACAAATGTAGGAGATAAGATTTATTTTCAATTAATAAATAATCAAATTAAAAATTTCTACAGCCATTATAAATATAGATTTCCTAGATTGATATCGAACGTTGTAAGTCAAGTGGATATATTGAAATATAATGTAGGAGGTAGGTATGATTATCACGTAGACTCTTCAGATTCAACTTATAGAAATATTAGTATCATTATAAATTTGAATGAAAATTATGAAGGAGGAGATTTACTTTTTTCAGATCAGTTTTTTAATGAGACTAAAAGAATACCTCTTAAAACAGGAAGTGTTGTTATTTGGCCTTCAAATTTTTTTTATCCACATAAAATAGAACCTATCACAAAAGGAAAAAGATATAGTATTATAGCATGGCTTGTATAAGAAAAGATTACAGATATAAATTAATTAAAAATTTCTTAAATGAAGAAGAATTAAATTTATCACAAAAATATGTAATACACAAATTAGATAAATTATCCTCGGCTAATATTTTCAACAACGATTTTTCTGTAGCTCCTTATTGTCTTGATTATAAACATGATGATTTTATGGAAGTTATTTTAAAATCAAAACTTTCATTAATGGAAAAAGAAACCGGATTAAAACTATATCCTACCTATGCTTATTGGAGATGGTATCCTTACGGAGCTGTTTTAAAAGCCCATAAAGACAGACCTGCATGTGAAATTAGTGTAACTGTTAATATTTATAAAACAAAAAATTGGCCAATGGTTATAAATAATAAAAAAATTGAAATAGAACCAGGTGAAGGACTTATTTACTTAGGAATAGAAGACAAACATTCAAGATTCGGATTTAATAAAGGAGAAGCATTAGCTCAATTATTTTTACACTATGTGGATAAAAATGGATTATTTCCTCACCATAAAAATGATGAGATTCTTAAAACAACAAATCAAGTATATAGTTTTGAAGACAAAGAAATTATAAAAAAATTAAAATATTAAATGATAAAAGAAAAAACAGTTAAAATAGAAAATTTCATAGGTATTTATGATAATTATATAACAGCAAAAGAATGTAATAACGCAATTAAACTATATGACAATCAAGATAAGTTTAATAATACAGTTAACAGAATGGGTTTTGAAAAAGTATCAGTATTACAAAAACAAGATCAACAATTTTTTGCAGCCTCTAATAATTTAGATATATGGTATGAAGATTTAAAATCTATAATAGTTAATTTTGAAATGGCCTTTAAACATTATATAGAAAACACTGGAGCAGGTGATGCTTATGGAGTTCCTTTTCATTTTACGTCTTTAAAAATTCAAAAAACATTACCTACAGAGGGTTATCATATTTGGCATATAGAGCATAATAAAGGATTTGATAATGAACCAAGAGCTTTTGTTTTTTCTATTTATTTAAATGATGTTGAAGAAGGTGGGGAAACAGAATTTTTACATTTTTCAAAAAGGATAAAACCCAAAACAGGTAGAATAGTTATTTGGCCCGCTGGATTTCCATATGTTCATAGAGGAAATTCACCTCTATCTGGTAAAAAATATTTATTAACTTCCTGGATGTTGTTAAGATAATTAAGTTTTTATAATATATACTACTGACAAATAGGGTTGAACAATAGAAGTTGCATCTCCTGAAAAAGTAGCACTCATATTATGAGAGTGTCCACCTCCACCTCCGGTAGAACCTGAATTAGCATTTGTTCTACCTAAACTACCACCTGCAGGACTTGCAAAATTTCCAGAAGGCACAAGACCTGGATGAGAGTGACTAGGTAATTGTGATGTACTTAAAGTTGCATTAGCTGTCGAACCACCAACGTTTCCTGTAGTAGTTGTTGTCGCTGCACCACCGGTTGAACCTAAAGCTTTGTTGTTTGATTTACCTAGAACTACTTTGTCTTGAATATCAGGTAAATTGAAAGTAGATGAACCATCACCTGCTCCATAGGTAGTGCCCACAATTGCAAATAAAGCTGCATAAGTAGATCTAGAAACTGCTGCGCCAGTGCATTCTAAAAATCCAGCGGGAATAGAAGCAGATGACCATTCAACAATAGTTGCTGTAGGAATCCCTTCAACACCTGTTAAATTTGCTCCTGAAAAATCGTATTTTGTTGCTTCGTAATTTGCCATTTTTTTCCTAAGTTTTTATAATATATATTATTGTTAAATAAGGTTGAATAACAGAGGTAGCGTCACCTGCAAAAGTTGCACTCATGTTATGAGAATGTCCTCCTCCACCGCCTGCACCACCTGTACCCCCATCATTACTATATGCACCACTGTAAGGCATTTCAGAATTTGAGGGAGCTCCAGGAGCTGAATTTTTATTAGCGGGGTGACTATGCGAAGCTAGTTGTGGACTACTTAAAGTTGCATTAGCTGTCGAACCGCCAACGTTTCCAGTTGATGTTACAGTGTTTGCACCACCTGTTGAGCCTAAAGCTTTATTGTTTGATTTTCCTATTGGAAGATTATCCTGTAAATCTGGAACGTTAAAAGTGCTCGAACCGTCTCCTACACCATAAGTTGTACCTACTATTGCAAATAAGGCTGCATAAGTAGACCTTGAAACTGCTGCACCATTACATTCTAAAAATCCAGAGGGGATAGATGAGTCTGACCATGGAATAATAGTTGCTGAAGGAATACCTTCAATCCCTGTTATATTTGATCCATCGTAATCGTATTTTGTTGCTTCGTAATTTGACATTTTTTCCTACGTTTTTATAATATATATTAAAGTTAAATAAGACTGAACAACAGAAGTTGCATCACCTGTAAAAGTTGCACTCATGTTATGACTATGACTTGAACCACCTCCTGCGCTGCCTGTACTACCAGGATTAACGCTTATTCCTGATGGATTAGCATTTAAATTTCCCGGTGTGTTTCGACTTCCACCTCCAACTGGGTGAGAGTGAGGTGCCATTTCAGGAGTTGTTAAAGAATGAGCTGCAGTTGAACCTCCAACGTTTCCTGTTGATTGAACTGTGTTTGCACCACCCGTTGAAGCTAAAGCCTTAGTTCCTGATTTACCCATGGCTGCATTATCTTGTAAATCTGGAACGTTAAAAGTAGATGAACCATTACCTGCTCCATAGGTTGTACCTATAATTGCAAATAATGCAGCGTAGGTTGATCTTGAAACTGCTGCACCATTACATTCTAAAAATCCAGCGGGAACAGAAGCAGATGTCCAGGGCACAATAGTTGCCGAAGGAATCCCCTCAATACCTGTAAGGTTTGCTGCACTGAAATCGTATTTTGTTGCTTCGTAATTTGACATTCTAATTATAAAATTAGAATTAAGAACTGTATGAAACTGGACGAGCTCCTAATCTAATTATTTTCTCCTCTGCGGTTTCACCATCTATATTGTTATTATCCCAATTAGATTGAAGGTTAATTAAATGAGTTGAATCCCATTTATCGATAAAGTCTTGAAAATTTCCTAAGTCGGCATCTTCCCAACTAGAATGAGAGGTCCCATCTCTGTATTCTACAGTATCACTTGGATTTGATGTTCCATATTGAATGGCCCAAATATTTGAAAATTTAGACTGATTCCAAAAAGAGTCATCATTAATAATATAGCCAGTCCCAGCAGCATCTCCTGTTTGTTTAACTATATTTTTATCCTCAAATATAACACTCCAGTTTGCATTTGTTGCCATACTATTTCTCCGTGTAAGTCCATCCTGTTGTAGCGTCTCCAGAATATACTAATCCAAAAGCAGCTCCTTGAGTATTAACTACAAGATCGGATGCTGCATTAGTTATATTAGAAGAATTTCTACCAACAGTTAATGCGTTAGAGTTAAAATCGTAACCTTGATCTACAAAATTTACTTGATCCCCTGCAGCCGGTGATGCTGGAAGAGTTATTGTAACTGCTCCTCCACTTGTATTTACTAAAAGTTGAGCTCCAGCTTGAACTGTTTCTGCTGCTGATACTGCTCTCCAATTTCTTTGTTCATGAAGTTTTACAACATTAGTTCCATCAGAATATAATGTGTAATTATTTCCTTCACATAAAAGTACACCTGTTCCAG